AGAACCTATCCTCTTGCTGAAGATGTAGAATCAAGTGTCGTTGAGGCATTTACGACGTGACACAAAACGTAGAACACTCTAATAGAATGATTAACGAACTTAAGTTTCAATATCAAGGACGCATCACCGAATTGCAACAAAAAATTACGCAACAACAACAGGAGATTCTACAACTACAAGAACAGATTAAACTGCTCTCATATGTCAAAGATTACGATTGCTGATGAAACTCTCCATTGATTTGATTCCACAGTTTACTCACAAACCACCCAAAGATTATGCCTATCAAGTTGAAGAGTTCAAACGTGGTGTATTTGCTATTTGGATTCTCTGTAATCGTCGGTTTGATTACAATCTTGGCAAACCCACAAAATCCATCTGGGGATTCTATAATTACAAGGAGTGTAAGTTCTATAGTCCTGTAAATAGTAAAACAATCGGCAAAGTTGTAAACTTTAAGAACACCACAAAATATACAGCAATGCCTCTTAAAGAATCACCACTGGACAAGTTCTTTGTATGAAACCACCATCCTTTGCCGAAGGCATCATCGTTCAATACAAAGATTGGGTTGGTGAGATTCGTTTTGTCTGTGAAGAATACATTTCAGTTTGTGTTCGAGTAGGCAACAATCGAGTGAATGATGTTTGTGTCTTGGTGCATAAAGGGGATTGGAGTCAAGTCAAATTACTCAAAGAATCTGGCAAATGAAGCACAAAGATTTCTGGAGATTGATTGCTAAATCTTTAGGAGAAAAAGCAGGTAAAAATGATCAAGAGTCGGATAAGATTGCTCTTATTCGTCTTTTGATGTTTTTGTCTATTCTAATCACCAACTGTTTTATTGTAGCAAATACACTTCGTCATTGGGATGATGTCCCAACAATAAATAATCAGAAAGTGTTGGTAAAATGAAGACGTTTCAGCAATTTATGGAACAAACTCCAAAAATGGAGCCAAATTATTATAGTCAGCAAGTTGCAAGACGCCAGGCAGCACAAAAGTCTGCACATATTAAGCACGTTCATTCTGAATTAGGTGCAGAAGCAAGAGCACAGCAAGCGCAGAAAAGAGCAGAGATGAAAGCAATCATGTCTCGTTAATAACAACTGAGGCTTCTAAAATGTCTCTATAGTGTAAGCAACTCACAAATTATGGATCGCTTCGATGACATTCAGATTGAGGAGTTTTCCTCTTTCGATTTTGTAGAGGAGATGAATGAATCTCTCTTCGATGAAAACGAAGACGAAAAAACTTTTAACGCATTTCTAAACTCCAACTTTGATTTCTGATTATGACTAATCAAACTGTTAATGTTCTTCCTCATCTGAAGGAACTGAAAGATGCTTGGCGCTGTCAAGATTTCAAATTGAATAAAGAGCAACAGGAAGAATATGATCTCCTGATTACTGCTCGCCGTGAACGAGTTAAGTATTTCTATGCTAACGGACTTGTTTCTAAAGGTGGCAAATCGAAGGAGGATGTTATCTAAATACTAAAAAGACAGTTTAGATAACAATGAAAACCTTTCAGGAGTTTGTTACTGAAGCATACGATGCTAGTGTTATGAGTTCTTCCCAAATTAGGAAGACTGGCGCAGGCGGACGTATTGGTGCTGAACGTAAAAAAACTGCTCCTGAAAGGCGTAGAGTAAAAGCAGTCGGGGGAGGACAAACTGCCCCCGTAAAAGGATACAAACCACGCAAAGATATTGGAACTCAACGTGCTGCATCCACAAGAGTTCAGCAACCAGAGAAAGAACGTGGATCTGCTGCACTATCAGCAAAAGAAGCACAACGTAAAGCATACTTAGAGCGTAAGCGTAGAGAAGCGGGAGAGAAGACTAAATCTGCATCTGAATTACTTGCTAAGAAGAAAAAGCAAACAGTTTCACCTGACTACAAACCAGCAAAAGCAAGTGGATACACTAGAGCTGAAAGACAGAGGTTGATGAGAGCTGGTGAAGCAGAATTGGAAAGAAGAGTAAGACAATCAGAAGCAGAAAAGCAGGGTAAGAAACCAAGCGAAGTTAAACTCAAGAACCTCAAAAAGTCCTGGAGTTAATCACTGAGGCTTCCAAAGTGTCTCTATAGTGTAACTCAACATAACCTCACTAGCACCCTTCACAATCGCCTGTAGGGGTGCTATAATACTGTCTAGATAACAAACCACCTGAAACACTGCAATTCGTAATGATTACCCTTCGTCCTCATCAAGAACGTGCTGTTGCTGCTATGCTTAAGCACAACAAAGGACAAGTGATTGTTCCTACTGGTGGTGGTAAAACTCTGAAGATGATCTATGATTGTCTGCGTCAGTTTCAATCAGAAACTCCCCAGACTGTTGTAGTCGTTGCTCCACGTATTCTGCTTGCTGAGCAACTCTCTTCTGAGTTTCTGGAGTTTATCACCAACGCTGAAGTTCTGCACGTTCACAGTGGTGAAACTCATCATGTTAGCACTACCAAACCTGCTGATATTGTGGTTCATGCTGGTATGTGTGCTGCTGCAAATCGTCACCAACTGATCTTCACTACCTACAACTCTTTGCAGCGTCTTGTTGATGCTGAGATTGATGTGGATACAATCTACTTTGATGAAGCACATAATAGTGTTCAGCGTCACTTTTTCCCTGCAACTGAGCACTTCAGTGCTAATGCACGTCGTTCCTATTTTTTTACTGCAACGCCGAAACATTCTATCACCGTGTCTAAACCAGGCATGAATCTGCCTGAAGTTTATGGACAAGTTATCTGTCAAGTTCCTGCCCCTGAATTGGTGAATCAAGGCTACATATTGCCCCCTAAAGTTGTCGTGAAGCAACTTGCGATGGTGCAAGACAAGCAGATGATCTTTGAGCGTGATGCTGACAATCTGCTGGAAACTATTGATGAGCAGGGTATCAGCAAGATTCTGATTTGTGCTCGTACCACAAAACAAATCATCGGGTTGGTATCAGAATCTGATTTTTGTTCGCAACTGCAACAACGTGGATATTCGTGGATGATGATTACATCCAAGACTGGTGCAGTTATTGATGGTAAGAAGGTGGATCGTGAGAAGTTCTTTGATACTCTCAATGCGTGGGGTAAGGATAGCAGCAAGCGATTCGTTGTGATTCACCATAGCATCCTATCTGAGGGCATCAATGTGTCAGGATTGGAAGCAGTGTTGTTTATGCGTAACATGGACTACATTGGCATCAGTCAGACTATTGGACGTGTGATCCGTTTGGGTGACGAGTCCAAGAAGTTTGGTTTGGTTTGTGTTCCCGTCTATGACAAAGTTGGGATCAATACTGCTCGCTCTGTGCAGGCAGTTGTTGATACTATCTTCGAGAGGGGCGAACCTGCCATCTCGGTGGTGAGGCGCTGAGTCTCACACTAGACTCATGTGGTGGACTGGGTTGGAAACCCGATTTTCTTGCAATTCTACCGCACGGGTGCTATGAGTCATCCACTGCAATAGAATTGCCAACTTTTCTCAAAGTGTAATCGTGGGCTTGACATCCCCACCCAAAGATGTTAAACTAACCTTATCAGTTTAGAACTCTTGTTCACACAAACTGATACAAGCAAAATTGCTATCTAATCATGTCTCAAATTATTTCTTTTTACACGAATAGTGTAACAAATTGGAATGCAGTTCTTCGCAATCCTACATTTAAGTCCCTGTCCGCACCTGAGTTTGTGTGTGCAGAATATGTGGGCACTCAAGTAAACGAATGGAATAATCTTAACATTCAACAACCAGCGAACAAAGCCCGTGCTGGTGGTGTTGATACGAACAACATTAACGGACTCATTTCTGAACTTCAAGTGGGTTATCGTGTCACTGAATTGCCCCCTATCTTGATGATTCTTCCCAATGGTGATAAAGAAGTGTGGGATGGATATAATCGTTATAATGCGTGTTACGAACTTGGTATCACTGATTATCCATTTGCTGTTTATACTCTCAAGGAAGAATGGGCAAATCGTGTAGATGATGCCTATGATATTATTGCCCTTGGTGCAAACAATCATACAGTAGCAAAGCGTCACACTATCAACGATTTTGTGAATCGTGGTGTCTGCTATGTCAAGCGAAATGGTAGCACAGCATCTAAGGATGAGATCAAAACTTGGGTGGATTCGATTAGCCATTCATTCACACCTAAGCAAGTGAGTGACATCGTAGATAAGATCTATCAACAGACTACAATCGCGGTGAACATTGCTCCTTATGTTCATCCGAAGAATGCACAGGCAAAAGTAGCTGAAATCGTACAAACTGGTTCATCCACTAATCCTGTCATCATTTGCTGCAAAGAGAATACCTACATCGAACGTGGTTTTCTTCAAATTATGAAGAACTTTGTTGAGAATGACATTACGGAAACTGATGTGGTAACCTATACCAAAGGTTGCGAAACTGCGGAGCAGGTTGCACAACAGCGTGAATATGCGATGGAATATCTTAGCAAACTTGATGCGCTTGTTGTTCAGTATGTGACAAAGCGTTTGACTACACAATCCTCTGCCTATTCTGTTGCTGGTGCATTACCTCAACTGATTGGTGTTGAAGATCCTCAATCTCTGGTGAATGTGTGATGAAAGAAGGATTTACGATGTATAAAGATGAGTATGCTGCTATACCTTTTGGCAATCAACTCATGATTATACATAAGGGACAACAGTTGAAGGTATGTCGTACTGAAAGTTCAGCACGAAACTTTATCACAGATCACAAGAAAGGTAAATCGGTTGCAAAATTACCCATTGACTGATAAACAATGAGGCTTCTAAAGTGTCCCTATAGTATGAAGAACACTCACCTAGAACATCCTGAAGATTCCATCCTAACTGGTGATCTCACTGTGTTAGATTGGTTCTGCGCTGATTCTACTATCAGTGTCAAGATTGATGGTGCTCCTGCTATTGTGTGGGGACGCAATCCTGCCAATGGTAAGTTCTTCGTTGGCACCAAAAGTGTGTTCAACAAAGTAAAAATCAAAATCAATCATTCTCATGAAGAAATTGATGCGAACCATCAGGGCAAAGTTGCGTCTATTTTGCGCGCTTGCTTTGATTCTCTGCCTCGCACAAGTTTTATCTATCAAGGTGATTTTATCGGTTTTGGTGGTGATGATACTTATCGTCCCAACACGATCACTTACAAGTTTCCTGAAGTAATTGAGCAAAGTGTAATCATTGCACCTCATACTCAGTATGATTGTGAGGATGATCTTCGTAATGCTATCGCACAACCTATCACTAAACGGTTTGTTGATACCTGTGATGTGAAATGGGTGCAACCAGAAGCATCTATCTGTCCTTATCGTGAAGACATTGAAGATTTCTGCAAGTTTGCACGTCAAATGTCCACAATGTGTGAGTTTGCGAGTGTAAAGGAAGCAGCAGAGATCAAAAAGCAAATCAATGCCTGTATTCGTGTGGGTATTGATGTTGAGGATGGTTTTATTGATTGTGATCCTAACCTTCTTCGTTTGTGGAAGTTAGTACAATCTATCAAGATGGATTTGTTCTGCTTCATTGAGTCTGATACTGACATTCGTTGTGAGATTGATGGTGAACTGAGCGATCATGAAGGTTATGTTATGGTGAATGAGTTTGGTATGTTCAAGATCGTTGATCGTGATCAATTTAGCAGACTGAACTTCATTATTGCAAAGGATTGGTGATAAACACTGAGGCTTCCAAAGTGTCCCTATAGTATGAGCACAACTACCATGCAAGCACAAGCACAACAAATCATTGCAGATTCGGTTCTCAAGAATACTCTGCTGCTGATTGAGGCACTGAAAGATAACTATCGTCAGTATTCGATTCGTGGACATCAGCGAGCGGTTGAGAACTTCAACTATACTTACGACAACACTGATTCTGTTCAGTCACAGTATCATCAGCGCAAGATTGATGAACTGAAGTCTGGTAAGTGTGACATTGATTATACTATCGAGTCTGGTAAAAAGTATCACAAAGTCATCATGATTGATGGTGGTGGTTCTCGTTCTGTTCATGCTTTCGTTGATAAGCAGACTGGCGAAGTGTATAAGTCTGCATCATGGAAAGCACCTGCCAAAGGTGTTCGTTATGATCTGCGATTGATTGCCGATCGTGAATATCTGCTGGAAAATGCAGATTGGAGTGGTGGTTATCTGTACGCAAAATGAGTATCATGAACTGGGAAGAATTGAAGCATCAAATGATTATTGAGGCAGTTGAAAAATATATTTACGAGATGAAACAACTTAACTGCAATCAGGCAGCGATTGATGTCTACACTAAACTTCTTGAGGAACTTGAGGCAGAATGACTTACTCTAATCTCTCAAAGATCAAACCAAAGTTGAGAACAACTGGACGTGTCTCTGGTAACTTTGGAAAGAGCAAAGTTGTTGCTGGTTCGTCACTCAATGACATCGGTGGTGATGGTAACATAGGTGCCACACAGAATGAATACCTGAACCGTCTTTATTATGCTTTTGATAACACTACCGACACTCAACTTCGTCAGTTCATTTACAAAGAAATCCGTAACATTCACATCCAAAGAGGTACATGGTAATGGCAACTTGGAGAGCAAAATGTTGGTTAGGTTCTTCCGCTGGCTATCAAGAACTGGAAGTGCAAGCAAATACACTCAACGGAGCAAAACAGCAACTTGAGAGAGTTTATGGTGCAGAACAAATTACTAATTTGCGTGAGGTAAGATCAGGTTCTTCGTCATTAGGTTCTGCTGTTAATTCTGGTGGAACTGTTATGCTTCTTGCTGCACTGTTTGTGATTTGGTTGATCGTAAAATGCTGGTGGATTGTGATACCAGTTGGCGCAATTCTTGGAGTTCTTTATTACTTCGGAGTGAAGGACGATTAAAATTACTGAGGCTTCTAAAGTGTCCCTATAGTATGAACAACACTCAACCGATGATCGTCTCCGAGATCTATTCTTACCACACAAACTGGAAGGAAGGTAAAGTCAATCAAATGTGGATTGAGCAAATTACTGATAAAGAGTGCGACAATCTCTACGTTGCTGTTGCACACAATCCTCGCAATGGTTCTACGATGGAGATGAGCAATCCCCGCACATCTTACTCCGAAACTCTAAACTGGGTTCGTGGTTATTGCGGCACTTTCTGTATTCTTCCTGCCTGAACTGATGATGACACAAACTCAATGGGACGACATTTACACTTCTCTCTACGAAGTGTATGAGAAAGTATCACTGAAAGACGAGCAAGTTCGTTCTACGATTGGTGATGCACTTGATCGAATGATTGACATTAACCCTCGCAACAAAAACTGATGAACAACACTCTCCGCTTCACATCCTTCAAGGAAGCAGTTAATCACCTGATGGATCATTGCAATCTGAGTAATCAGGAAGCAACGCATTTTATCTGGGACAATCAATTCACAATGGGCACAGATCGTGCCATTTGGTTATCTATTCCTGTCGATTTCGGTTGCTGATTAACAATGATGACTGACATTCGTTATAGCACTGGTGAGGAACTTGAGCAGTTTCTTTATGAAAAGTGCAGACAAGATCCTGATCTTCTCGCTACAATTATCAATGAATATGTGTGCTCGCTGAGTGATAACAAACTCATTGAACTTGAGGACTTTCTTGCTAACAACTTTGGAGATGAATGATGACTGACGGTTACACTTTCAATCGCGTTGAGTTCACTGCAAATGAGGAAACTTGCATCCTTAAGTTTCTCAATCAAGCACGAGAATGTGGATACCCAAGTGCAAACGAAGAGTGGTATCCTGTGATTGATTCTATCATTCAAAAGTTTTTCAATTCTAACATCAAAGAAGCACAGGAGTTTCAGACACGATGAAATGGGAAGTTAAGTTATATGTCGGTGGAAAAGTATTCACCGAAAGTGTAGAAGCAGTCAACAATCAGGATGCAAAGCAAACAGCACTTGCTCGCAATCCTAAAGCAAAGGTTGTAGGTGTCAATCCAGTTTTTCGTTGATAAACACTGAGGCTTCTAAAGTGTCCCTATAGTATGAGCACAACCCAAACGATGATTGACTTCCCTACAATGCAATCCAAGGATGGCACAATGCTGGTAGGATTCTATCCTATTGCATCTAGTTCCAATCACATTCTCAAGATTCTTTCTTGGAAAGGTGTTGATACAATCTCTCAAAAGTGTCTCACCAAGAAAGATGCTCAACGTGAGATTGATGAACGTTTGGCACTGGATTATGTGATCACTGGTGACAACATTGATTTGGTGCAAGAATACAACTTTATGGTAGGTGCTTGCTGATGACAAAAACTACTCTCACATACAAATGAAATTGATGCCTGACTTCTACACTTTCACTGGCGACGGTGTTACCTTTCTCGGTTTGGTTGGTGTTATCAGCACTGCAATCATTATCGTAACTGCCTTCCGTCGTTATTTCAATTCTCCACTGAACAAATGAACACTCAACATCGTATCGACAACATCATCGACGCACTGCAAGAAGCACTCACAAAGTGTCAATCAGTGGACTATCATGATGATGCAAAATGTGATGATAGTGCTCCATTTGCGATTGGTTGGACATCATCCACGATCAAAAATGTGCTGATTGATCTTAACAATCTCAAGCAGGATTTGAACTAAAATGCAATTCCAAGTTACCTACATTGAGTTTGATTTTGATGGCGATGATGACATAACTCCGTATGACATGGATTACATCACCTCACTCTATGTTGGTGAGATTTATGAAGCTGATGACGAAGAGGATCTAGTTGAAGAGATCACAGCTGCATCTGGTTGGTGCATCAAATCCATTGATTATCGTCACGTTCTTAACACTCATTAATGAGGTTGTTAATAACAACTGAGGCTTCCAAAGTGTCCCTATAGTATGAGCACAACTCAAACGACAATGCGTAAGATCGAACGACTGATGAATGATGCAATCACTGCATCGAAAGATTGGAAACTTGCTAACACTGAAGTCATCGCATGTTCTAACGTTTCTGATGTCTATCTGCACGGTAATCTGATCGCTCGAATTGGTGAAACTTGGATTGAATTGTTCGATGGTGGTTGGCAATCAAACACCACAAAGTCTCGCCTCAATGCTATTCTTTCTGAGCACGGATTGCCTGGTGAAGGTGTATTCCAAAAGAAAGGAGAATGGTTCTTTAAGTCTAACGACTACGGTACGATTCCCTTCTTCTCAGGTATGCGAATTGCCTGAAGTTTTCACTCTTAAGTAACACTCAACTCCTGAAACATTATGAACCGTCAAGAACTTTTAGAAGCATACATTGATCGTATTCTTGATAACATGTCCACCAAAGATTTGATGCGTATTGTAGGCGATCAGATTGAAGAAAACCTCTCCGGTTATAGCGATGAGGAACTAATTGCAGAGGTTGAAGAATACTATCCCGAACTGATTGAGGGTTGATTCAATGATAAGTTATGAAGTCAGATACCAAGTTCCGTATAACAATTTGGAATGGAGATCGCAATGGTTTAATACACTGAACGAAGCAGAAAGAATGGTGAGTTTCTATCTGTCTTGTGGATCAAAGTCTTACATAGCATAACACATAGGGAGGACAAGTTTCCTCCCTTTTTTATTGTCTAAAATGCCAAAATACTGCCAAAAAACGTTAAAAATCAATTAAAAATGTATTATTTAATATAAATGAGCGGTTTCAATCATTCTCAATAAGTAACATTTATTGAGAATCAATAAGGTGTGTTATTGATACTCAATAAGCAAATGTGTTGAGAATAGGTGTTAATTTGTTGAGTATTTGTGTGTTCTTAAATGTCTCCAGGTGCTTGCATTTATGTGCTTATAAATGTGTCTGGTGCTTGTGATCTTTGCCTGCATTATATCAGCACCGCGCTCAAATGTCAACCCCCCGAATGTCACAAAATCCTCACAGATCCCGCGCCAAAATCCCCCAACCGCTGATAAATACCCCCCAGGACGTTGACAATATTCCCCAGGTATCTTAGACTCTTACAAGAACACCAACGGAGCAAACTCATGTCAGTCGTGTATCAACAAGCGCAGAAGCAGCGTTATAGGATCACTCTAGATCTGTCAGTTTTCGGTGACTTCGATCCGCATCAGATTGACTGGGAGAAGTTATTCAAGTTGGAACCTGCAGAAAACGTTGATGCTTACGTTGAGGACTTAAGTACACCTGACAGATGGTGAGCGTGATTAATACCGAGGCTTGCAAAGTGTTTCTATAGTGTAAGAACGACACAGACACAGTGAGCACCACTTTCCAGAGCAATCTCACCGACACCGACTATAACGGTTGGACGAATTATGAGACGTGGAATGTTGCACTTTGGATCGGCAATGATGAGGGTTTGTATGACATCGCTCGTCGTTGTGATGATTATCAGGATTTTGTAGATTCGACTGAGGACTTTATCACTAAGACTCCGGACGGAGTATCATTCACCAGTGATAAGTTGAACTGGATTGAACTCAACGAAATGATTGAAGATCTCTGATCTAGGTTAACACTCAAGGGGAATGAGATGCGCCCCTATAAAGACACTCACTCACAACACACATTCTAACACAAAACACGCAAAATGTCTAAGTCTGTAATGCTTTCCCTGCTTGCACAAGGTAACAACGGCGATGAGATTCTTTCGATTCTTGATGCTATTGCTGCCGACACTGTGAGTGATACTGAGGAGGCAACGATTGAGTTCTGATTGTTAGTAACTGTGCGCTCCCTGGTTGACACTGGGGGGCGTTTATGTTATGATCAGTAAGCAACACCGTTTGGCAGCGTTTTGCGGCGGTTGTTTATATCGTCGCGGCGGCGTTGCGGTTATAAAAAAGCGAAACTACCCTAACCTACAGAGGTGACAAATCGAGAGCTAATTATCACACTCATCAAAATTTTCCGGGGGTAAAAAGCACATATATAGAGGAAAGCAAAACATTTTGTGATGATAAAAAATCCCGTAGAAAAATTTCCCCCGATGGATAAAATATATCATATCTACGCAAAAGACAGATGTTTGTTTCATTCAATTAAAGAGGATGAATTTCAAAGAACATGGAGCACTCTGAAGCACATGGTTGGTTTAATGAAGACTGACTATAGCGTGGATGATTTGTCTTATGAGGAACTGACAGTGAGCCGTCCTGTCATTTTAGAATCATCACACTAACTTGACTTTTTATAAATAAACGGATAAAATTGACATTGAAGGTTGATTAAACTTTATGGCAAAAGGATTTACTGTTAAGACTGTAGCACCAAAGAAGCAAGAAGCTGAATGGGATTACGATAAAATTCGTGAAAGAATGAAAGGTAAGACAATTGTATTCTGTCTACCAGGCAGAGGTTGCTCTTTCATTTTTCTGAAGAATTTTGTACAACTCTGTTTTGATCTTGTACAAAATGGAATGGCAATTCAAATTTCTCAAGACTATTCATCGATGGTGAATTTTGCCCGATGCAAGTGTCTTGGAGCAAATGTTCTCAGAGGACCTAAGCAGATTCCCTGGGATGGAAAACTGAATTATGATTATCAACTGTGGATTGACTCGGATATTGTTTTCGATACTGCAAAGTTCTGGCAGCTGTGTGATCTCGCATTCTCCGAAGATGGCACTGAGCGTGAAATCGTTGGTGGTTGGTATTGCACGGAAGATGGAGCAACAACCTCTGTTGCACATTGGCTTGAGGAAGATGACTTCCGCAAGAATGGTGGTGTCATGAACCATGAAACACTGGAAACCATGGCAAAGCGTCGCAAACCTTTCACTGTTGATTACACTGGTTTTGGATGGGTACTGATCAAGAAGGGTGTCTTTGAGAATCTCGAATATCCTTGGTTTGCTCCGAAGATGCAAGTCTTTGAGTCTGGCAATGTTCAGGATATGTGCGGCGAAGACGTTTCATTCTGTCTTGATGCAAAGGATGCTGGCTTTGAAATCTGGTGCGATCCTCGTATCAGAGTTGGACACGAAAAGACTCGTATTATCTGATATGGAAAAAACCTTTGATATTTTATACAAAGGAAGAAAGTTACATCAGAACCTCAGTGCAGAAGACTGTGTTGAGGTTCTTCAAGACTTCTCTGAAAGATTTTATGAAGGAGAAGAGATTGATCTATATGAACTTGTAGTGGAGGAAGTTTGATGGCAAATCACAAATCTCTGAATGGCTCAGCACAACTTGAGTCGCGTCCAAAAAATACTCGACAGGGACTTGGAAAGAATACAAAGCACTCTGCGACAAGCAGAAACAAAGCAAAAAAACCTTATCGAGGACAAGGTAAATAATCTTCAAAGCACTTAGAGGTTTCTTTAAGTGCTTTTTTATTTTTTATAACTAATTACCGGAAGCGCCGTCGTTTCTCGTCTTGAAAAAAACCGGAAACCCGAAAAACAAAACACCGAAATTCTCTGAATGTCTTACTTAAATCACAATCTTCCCACGTTTACTTGCTATATTCGTAATGAATTTCTCTACAATCATAAAAAAGGACACGGAGAGGTAACTTTATGCGACGTACACTCTGTAGCGTCCTTAGAGAAGCACGTACCCCTCTTTGAGGCATTTCTAGAGAATGGGGTGAATTGGACACGAAGACCGATACATGCCTTTTGTTGGAAGCCTGATGCACCTTTACAAAAGTTAGAGGAGTGTATGTGGTGGGATTGTTTTTCTCCGTATGTTGATGTTCAAGTTCGTTCAAGACTTGCTAATTTACGTGCTGAACTCATTAACTATCGTGGAGAAAAGAACGAAGGAACCTATATGTTTACTCTTGATTGGTCCTGGGAATCAAAATCAACGTTGAATACTAACTTCAGTGAGACTCCAGAGCATAAGTGTGCTCATTTCTTTAAAATGGATAACGGAAACTTCTATGCTTATCCAAATAATAAGATTTTATGGTACGATGATGCATGGACACGCAATAGAATTACCAAAAATCCAGGATATGAGATTGATCTAACCGAATATTCCGTCGAAAATCGTCGTAAAATAGAAACATCAGACGACTTTATGTACGAAATTACTGAAATTCGGGATAGCAACCCCGTAAAAAGTTCTGATTTTAACAAATCAGGAGAACAAAATGACACAGAAAATGCTAAGAGAGATTGCAAATGACGATCTAACGCCAAAAAAACATGATTTTCATCATCAAAATGAAATTCATGAAAAAATTCGTAATGATAATGACTATGATGACTGGGAATATGGGACTGAACCCATTTATGAAAACAAAAAATAACGAATAAATAAATTATAATTATTATATTTTAAACATTTCGATGCCTCTAGAAAGGGTAAGTCAAGGTTTTAGAGATCTAAGCATGTCATTTCAGGATAATCCTCTGAATAATGACTTAATTGGTATTAAAGATGCTAATGCAATTGCTCGTTCGGTTAAAAATATTGTATTTACCCTTCCTGGGGAGAAATTTTTCAACCCAGATTTTGGATCAAACATCACAGCATCTCTTTTTGAGAACATTGATGAATTTTCTGCTCTTACAATTAGAGATGAAATCAGAAATTCAATCGAAAATTATGAACCAAGAGTTAAATTGATTGATGTGACTGTAGAACCAGAGTATGATGATTATAATTTCAATGTAATTGTACAATATGAAATCATTGGAGTGAATATTCCCCCTCAACAGCTAGAGTTCGCTCTTCTTTCAGCAAGATAAATGGCATTACAAAATTTTACTAGTTTAGATTTTGATCAGATCAAGGCAACGCTTCGTGATTATTTAAAATCTAACTCAAATTTTACCGATTATGACTTCGAAGGATCGAACCTTTCAACAATTCTAGATCTGTTAGCTTATAACACGTATATTACGTCATATAATGCTAATATGGTGACGAATGAAATCTTCATTGACAGTGCAACTCTGAGAGAAAACGTTGTTTCTCTTGCAAGAAACATTGGTTACGTTCCTCGCTCAAAAAAAGCAGCGGCAGCAACAGTTACTTTTTTTGTAGATACAAGTAATGTATTCCCAACTCCATCAACTATAACTTTACAGAAAGGAATTGTAGCATCAACTTCAGCACAATTTGGAAGTTCATCATTTGTGTTTTCAATTTTAGATGATATTACAGTTTCTGTTATTGATAACACAGCATTATTCTCAAATATTCAGGTTTATGAAGGTAATGTCATTGATCAGTTCTTTACATATACTTCTAGACAACCGAATCAGAGATTTATTTTAGATAACTCTGGAGTTGATTCTGATAAGATAGTTGTTAATGTTAAAAGTAGTGAAAATTCAAATATTTCCGTAAAATACAGCCTTCAAGATAGTTTGTTTGATATTAATAGTAATTCAAAAGTATTTTTCCTCCAAGAAGTTGATGATGAAAGATATGAATTGATTTTTGGAGATAATATCTTTGGCAAAAAACTTGAAGATGGTAATTATGTTCAAGTTTCTTATCTTGTTACAAATGGTGATAGTGCAAATGGAATTGAAACGTTTTCATTTAGTGGCAGACTGATATATACACGAAATGGAGAGGAATACGTAGTTTCAACTGGAATTTCATTGCTCACCACGGAGATTGCTTCTAAAGGTGGTGAGATGATTGAAAGTGTTGAGTCAGTTAAAAAGTACGCTCCACGCATTTATTCTTCTCAAAACAGAGCAGTTACGACAAATGACTATGAAACTTTAATACCTGCTAAAATTTATCCAGAAACAGAATCAATTTCTGTTTTTGGTGGGGAAGATGTTGTTCCTCCACAGTATGGAAAAGTTTTTATTAGCATCAAACCGAAAACTGGAGACTTTTTACCAAATATCGTAAAAGATAATATTCGTAGAGACTTAAAAAAATATAGCGTAGCTGGAATTGTTCCAGAAATTTTAGATCTCAAATATCTTTACATTGAAGCAGAGTCTCAAATTTATTACAACACAAATCTTGCCCCAAGTGCGTCTTATGTTTCTTCTGTTATTCAGAATAATGTGACATCATACGCTGAATCTTCAGAATTAAACAAATATGGCGCAAGATTTAAGTATAGTAAGTTTTTAAAAACAATTGATGACAGTCATGATTCAATTACTTCAAACATCACTAAGATCCAAATGAGAAGGGACTTAAGAGTTGTTCTTAATACCTTTGCAGAATATCAAATTGGATTTGGTAATAGATTCTATGTCAAAAATCCCAATGGGTTCAATATTAAGTCTACTGGATTTAAAATTGCTGGATTTAATTCTATAATTTATTTGGGCGATTTGCCAGATACTAATCAAAATACGGGATCGATATTCTTTTTTACACTAGACATAGCAACAGCAACAAATCCATCAATTCTACAAAGAAATGTTGGAAGAATTGATTATGTAAATGGGATTATTACGTTAAATCCAATCAATATAATTTCTGCGCTTG